GCTCTTCCGATCTATAAGCTTCAAGGATTGCGATGCAAAGTTGCAACCATTGACGAATGGCTTTCCGGCGATGTTCGAGAAGATGTCGTTGGTGCAATAGAGCAAGGAGCTTCGAAACTAGATGATTACATTATCGTGGCGATTAGTTCTGAAGGAACTGTACGAAACGGTAGTGGAGATACCATTAAGATGGAACTTATGGATATTCTCAAGGGAGAATACATTAATCCGCATGTTTCTATTTGGTGGTATAAGCTGGATGATATTCAAGAAGTAGCTCATCCAGAAACATGGCTTAAGGCCAACCCCAATTTGGGAAAAACAGTCTCTTACGAAACTTATCAGCTGGAAGTAGAAAGAGCCGAAAAAGCTCCGGCAGCCAGAAACGATATTTTAGCTAAGAGATTTGGTCTTCCGATGGAAGGCTACACATATTTCTTCACTTACGAAGAAACCAAACCTCATAGAAGACGTACTTTCTGGCAGATGCCATGTGCTATGGGAGCCGACTTATCCCAGGGTGATGACTTCTGTGCATTTACGTTCTTATTTCCGCTTAAAGGTCAGGCTTTTGGAATTAAGACCAGAAGCTATATTACTTCGCTAACACTTATGAAACTACCACTTGCCATGAGAGCTAAGTACGATGAGTTTATTAGAGAAGGCAGCTTAATGGTTCTTGACGGCACTGTTCTTGACATGATGGAAGTGTACGAGGATTTGGATAAGCATATTATCGATCATGGATACGATGTCCGATGCTTTGGATACGACCCATACAATGCAAAAGAATTTGTAGAAAGATGGCAGCTTGAAAACGGACCTTATGGAATCGAAAAGGTTATTCAGGGTGCTAAAACGGAATCCGTTCCTTTAGGAGAACTCAAGAATCTCGCAGAGGAACGGCTTTTAATTTTCGACGAATCTCTTATGACATTTGCCATGGGTAACTGTATCACGATCGAAGATACTAACGGAAATCGAAAGCTTCTTAAAAAGCGGCATGATCAAAAGATCGACAATGTGGCTGCTATGATGGACGCCTATGTTGCTTATAAGTTAAACAAAGATGCTTTTGAGTAAGGAGCTTACAATGAACAGGAATGAATTATACCACTATGGCGTCAAAGGTATGAAGTGGGGTGCCAGACGGTATGAAAAGTATCCAGGATCATACACACAGAAGGGTGTCAAGTCATTCAAAGAGCAGAGTGACAAGTATGATTCTGCGAGAAGTTCATATTTAGAGACAAAAAGACAGTATAAAGCCGGCGGCGCTACAAAATTACAGCTCAATAAAGCTAAGCAGTCCATGCGTGATGAAAAGCGTAAGATGAAAGACGCATATAAGCATTTAAAGCAGGATAAGCTTGGCGATCAGGGTAAAGAACTGTACGCAAAAGGAAAAAGAATAACATTCAATAACAATATGTATGAGCTGATGGCCACTGGTGGTGCTGCAGTTTCATATTTGTTATACCAGTCAGGCAAAGAAGATTTAGCATATAAAACAGCAATTGCCTCTGGCGTTGTTACTGCTGGAATGTATGCCGCAAATGAGTATCAGAATAGGCGTCTAAGAGCTTTCTACGGTCATTCGGCTTGGAAAGGTTAATTCTTATGAACAGAAACGAATTATACCACCACGGAGTCAAAGGCCAGAAGTGGGGCGTCAGACGATACCAGAATTATGATGGAACTTTGATTAATCCAAAAAGAAGTTCATTTTCTGAAAGACGTGCTGCTAAAGTAAAAGCCAAGTTCCGGCAAAATGCTGAAAAAATCGATTCGTTATACGCAAAAGCCGATGCTAATTTAAATAGAGAAGAAAAAAATGCATTGGATAGATACATAAAAAATAGTATAAAGCAGGATATTGAATACTATAAAAAGCGTTATCCAGAATTAAGCGACAAAGAAGCTGCTGCTTTTGCTCAACAGCGAGCAGAAGCACTTAAAAAAGCGGCGATAATAACCGGAGCTGTTGGCGTTGGAGCATTAATCGCTTACGGAGCAGTTAAATACGGAAGAGATTACGCCGATCAGACTATTAAAGCCGGAACATCGATTCAAACTTTGTCGTATGACCCCGAACGTTTGGATAAAGGACGAGCATTTTATACAACATTCCGTGATACGGATAAGAGTATTTATTCTGGCTCGTTTGGCGGTTTTGGTAGTAAGGAACTTAAATACGCTATTACTAAAGTTGCAGATGATGATCTTAAGATTGCCTCTGCAAAAACTGGTGAAAAAGTATTTAAGAATTTGATGCAGGCAGATCCCGAATTTAAATCCAGATTTTATGCTGTTAAAATGCAATTGAGTTGGCAAAATCATAAATACAAAAGCGATTATGATATTTTTAATGCTGCAATGCTTCCCTTAGATGATTCTACAAGAAAAGGACGTGTCGCGTCAGAGCTTATTGATAAGTTCTATGGCGAGCTGAAAAAAAAGAATTACGCAGGCTTAATCGATATAAATGATACCAGATACTCTAACTTAAGGGGTATTTCGCCAACGATAATATTCGATCAAAAGAACCTTGGCAAACAGAATGTTAGACGACTTACAGAGGAAGAAGCTGTAAAAGGCGTATATAAATACGCCACTACAGTTCCTTTTTTGCATCTTTTGACCGATAAAGGTTTTACAGATAACAGAAAGCTAGCAATATTTGGGACTGCATTTGTGGCAATTAATTCTGTAAACGCGTCAGTTGATAAGGAAATAAAGTCTTATGCGAAGACTAAAAAGAAGAATGCCAAGATTGAATCAAAAGAATCGATGGGACATAGCGAACTTTACCATCACGGCATATTAAACCAGAAATGGGGTGTTCGAAATGGACCTCCATATCCGCTCGGAGGCGGAGACTATAGCGAATCCGAAAAGCGAGCTATTTACAAGGAACGAAAGAAGAAAAATTCCATTTACAACAAGAAGCATTTCGATACGGTTATGAAAAAAGGCACGGTTTTATCAACTTTGTCTTACGATCAGAACCGTACTAAAAATGTTGATATGTTCTATGCGGCGCATACAAAACTCGACAAGCACGAGTACAATGCGCTTTTTAACAGGCCGATTCCTAAGCCGATACTAGACGACAATGGCAACGAGATTGGAACCGGCCAGTGCTTAAAGTATCGAATTAATAACGAGACAAACACCGACGTAAAAATTGCTAGTGAAGATTCTGGTGCAGAGGCTTTCCGGCAGCTTTATAAGAAAGATCGAGATTTCTATAACTTTGTAACAGATCCTGACAGAATGCAGGGTCATTTTGTTAAGGACAAGTACAAATTCCGTGGCTATAGAGAGTCTAGGTCAGCTCTTGAAAAGCTTAGAAGCGGAAAACCTGTAAATGCGAATGATCTTCAGAAGATTTACAGAATGTTCAACTATGTCATTCCTTCAGATGGCGGCGGTGACGCTAGAAAAGGTGGCGATGTCGCTAAACAGCGAGCCAAGTTCTTTAAAGCTTTAAAAGACGCTGGTTACGGAGCGGTACTTGATACGAACGACGCCATTTATGGTGGATTTAAAGCCACTTCTCCTGTGATCGTATTTGATCAGGAGAAAGTGTTCTTGAAAAATGTTGAGGAAACAACTTTATCTCAGCAGAGATTCTCTAAAGCCGTTACCGTCGGCCGAAAAGCACTTGGCATTTAATTTATGGAGGACATATGACATATTCTAATGAACTTTATCATTTTGGTACAAAAGGTATGAAATGGGGCGTTCGTCGTTATCAGCATGAAGATGGCACTCGAACAGCCCTTGGTAAGAAACACGAACGAGCTCTTGAAGACGGCACGAAAAGTGGTCTGAGAAAAGCAACACTTACTGGGGGACTTGTTGGAAGAGCGCTTTATAAAAAGCGTCACAAAAATATTGTAGACGACACAGAAAAGAAGCCTAAGCGTGAAAAGTCTGATTACGACAAAGGTTTATCAAGAGCAACTTTAGAAGGTGGCTTAGTAGGAAGAGCTTTGTATAAGAAGAAACACGCTGGAGAAGCAGGATCCAATAAAGATCCTAAAGAAGCTAAGAAGGTTAAACTTAAGCGTGAAAAGTCTGATTACGACAAAGGTTTATCAAGAGCAACTTTAGAAGGTGGCTTAGTAGGAAGAGCTTTGTATAAGAAGAAACACGCTGGAGAAGCCAGCAGTTCTAAGCCAGCAGCCAGAGTTAAGACAAAGAGCAACTCTTCAAGAGAAGAACGAGACAGACGATTTGCAGCCAAACGAGGGGTATCTTCGGCAGATTATGATCGGGCAATGAACTCCATTGATGAATACTACGCAAGGAAAAAGAAGCGTAGGTAGGAGGCAAAGGGGGTAACTAAATGCCTAAATTTACAGAGCGTCTCCAGCATGCATGGAACGCTTTTTTAAATCGCGAACCTCCCTATACGACCCACTACGATTATGGATCAAGTTATTCATATCGTCCTGACAGGATTCGATTAACGAGAGGTAATGAACGATCCATAGTTAATGCTATCTATAATCGTATATCTATCGACGTATCGGCAATCAGCATTAAGCATGTTCGACTTGATGAAAACGAGCGTTTTGTTGAAGATATCGATTCAAAGCTTAACTATGCCTTGAATACAGAGGCCAACATCGATCAAACCGGTAGAGCTTTAATTCAAGATATCGTCATGTCAATGTTCGATGAAGGTGTTGTTGCTGTTGTGCCAACCGACACGACCATTAATCCGTATATTTCTGGCGGATACGATGTGGAAACACTTAGAACCGGAAAAATCATCGAATGGTACCCGGAGCATGTACGGGTAAAAGTTTACAACGAGAAAACTGGTCACCGAGAAGATATTACGCTTCCTAAAAAGATGGTGGCTATTATTGAAAATCCACTTTATTCAATCATGAACGAACCGAACTCAACTTTGCAGAGACTTATCAGAAAGTTGAACCTTCTGGACGCGATCGATGAGCAAAGTGGAGCGAGTAAGTTGGATCTTATCATCCAGCTTCCTTACACGATTAAAACTGAAGCTCGCAGAAAGCAGGCTGAGGATAGACGAAAAGATATTGAGATGCAGTTAGCTGGCTCTAAGTATGGTATTGCGTATACTGATTCTACAGAGCATGTAACACAGCTCAACCGTTCGCTCGACAACAATCTGATGAAACAAATTGAGTATCTTACGAGTATGCTATATGGCCAGTTAGGTTTAACTCAAAACATTTTCAATGGATCCGCGAATGAACAAGAGATGCTGAATTACTACAACAGCACAATTGAACCGATTCTTTCCGCCATCACTAACGAAATGAATCGTAAATTCCTCACAAAGACTGCCAGAAAGCAGCGTCAGTCTATTAAGTATTTCCGAGATCCGTTCAAGCTGGTTCCTGTTAATCAGGTTGCTGATATGGCGGACAAGTTCACTCGTAATGAGATCCTTTCTTCCAATGAATTCAGAGCAATTATTGGATTTAAGCCTATCAACGACGAGAGAGCTAACGAATTAAGGAACAAGAACCTTAATCAGTCGCCAGAAGCAGAACAAGCTCCGATGACTACGGATGAAAACTCTGAAGAGTTTGAGGAATGAGAAAGGAATTTCAAAATGGGAGCAAAAGGCTACGACTTTAGCGGCTGGGCTACTAAATTCAATCTCAAGTGCTCTGATGGACGAACAATCCGTAACGGAGCATTCGATGATTGTGACGGAAAAACTGTTCCGCTTGTATGGCAGCACCAGCACGACAGCCCCGCAAATGTTCTCGGCCATTCCGTTCTGGAAGTAAGGCCGGAAGGGGTTTACACATACAGCTATTGCAACGATTCTGAAATGGGTCAGTTAGCAAAACAGCTGGTTGGGAATGGTGACATCACGTCATATTCCATTTATGCAAACAAATTGAAACAGAAGGGCGGAGATGTCTACCACGGCATTATTAGAGAAGTAAGTTTGGTACTTGCCGGAGCAAATCCTGGTGCAAGTATTGACATGCCATCATTAGAACACTCCGACGATGATACTGAGACAGAGGCGTTTATCTACAACGAAGACGGCTCTGTTTTCTTATCTCATGCAGACGAAGAAAAGTCTGAAGAAGCAGAAGAAAAACCTGCAGAAAAGAAAGAGGATAGCAAGATGGCTGACAAAGAAAAGACTGTCAAAGATGTATTCGACTCAATGACCGAAGAACAGAAGAATGTTGTTTACTTCATGATTGGGCAGGCGCTCGAAGATGCTGGAGTATCCGACGACAACGATGAAGACGAAGACGAGGAGGATGAAGAAGTGAAACACAACGTTTTCGATACCGATGAAATGACTGACGAAAATACTCTCAGTCACGATGCCATGGAAACCATCATCAAAGATGGTAAGCGCCTTGGCTCACTCAGGGACTCTGTCCTTGAACACGCCGAAGATTATGGAATCGACGGCATTGAATGGCTCTTCCCGGAAGACCACGATCTTGACAATACACCGAAGTGGATTAAGAGAGACACTGGCTGGGTGTCTGTAGTTATGAATGGCGTTTCTCATACACCGTTCTCAAGAGTTCGCAGCCGTTTCGCTAATATTACAGAAGATGAAGCTCGTGCGAAGGGTTACCTTAAGGGTCACAAGAAGAAGGAAGAAGTATTCTCCCTGCTTAAGAGATCCACAACTCCGCAGACAATTTATAAGAAGCAGAAACTCGACAGAGATGATGTAATTGATATTACAGACTTCGATGTTGTCGCGTGGATCAAGGGTGAAATGCGTATGATGCTCGACGAGGAAATCGCTCGTGCAATCCTGATCGGTGACGGCAGACTCACATCCGATGATGACAAGATCTCTGAAGATCATGTTCGTCCGATCGTTAACGACGCCGATCTGTTCACAATCAAGGCTGCTGTTGTTACAGCTGCTGGTGCTGACGAGGCTACAAAGGCTAAGGCATTTATCCGTGCTGCTATTAAGGCTCGTAAGAACTACAAGGGCTCTGGTAACCCGACACTCTTCACAACCGAAGACATGCTCACAGAGATGCTCCTTCTCGAAGACAACACTGGTCGTCCTCTGTATGAGTCCGAATCCGCTCTTTCTACAAAGCTGAGAGTTAGCCGTATCGTAACTGTAGAGGTTATGGAAGGCTTCAAGGTTCAGAACGTTGATCCGCTGATGGGCATCATCGTCAACCTTAAGGACTACACAGTAGGCGCTGATAAGGGCGGTGCTATCAATATGTTCGAGGACTTCGACATTGACTACAACCAGAACAAGTACCTGATTGAAACCCGTTGCTCTGGTGCTCTGACAGTTCCGTATTCCGCAATCATCCTGACCGATGGTGCAAGACAGGGAACCTCTGTTGACGGCGACGTGCTGATCTCCAAGACACAGCAGTCTCAGGGTGGCGAAGACGACGGCGAATAGTCCGAAACTTTCAAAATGGGAGTAATTAATGCCTAAATTCTATGGGAAGGTCGGATTTATAGAGACAGTCGAAACATCTCCTGGAGTACATACGGAACAAGTTACCGAGAAATACTATTCCGGAGATATTTTAAGAATGTCTAAATCTTGGCAGAGTGGAGAGCATCTTAACGACAATCTTCAAGTTAATGTCCAGATCAGATTTGTAGCCGATCCATATGCTTTCCAGCATTTTCACTCCCTTCGTTACATTGATTGGATGGGGGCTCGATGGAAAATTGCTACCGCCGAGCCTCTTTATCCTGGTATTACAGTGACTCTAGGGGGTGTTTACAATGGACCGGAGACTTGAACTTCATGATATTCTTGGCGGAATTCAAGGAGTTAAGAAAGCTTACTTCCAGCCGCCGGAGACTGTAAAACTTGTATATCCATGTATTATCTACTCATTAAAGCGTGTTGATATGAGAAGTGCTAATGACCGTCCTTATAAGAATAGAGACGGCTATGACATCATGATTATCGACCGCGATCCAGATAGTAAGATCAGACGAACTATCGAAGCAATGCCATTGGCTAATTTTGATAGATTTTTTACAAAGGATGGTCTTAATCACTGGAGCTATACACTCTATTACTAATTAGGAGGAATAATGGCTAAATTAGTATGGGATGCTATTGGCGAGCATCTGTATGAAACTGGCACTCGTATGGGTGTCCTTTATCTCCAGTCTTCGGAGGGAACTTATCCGAAGGGTGTCGCCTGGAATGGTCTCAGAAGTGTTGAGTCCAGCCCGTCCGGAGGCGACGAAACAAAGCTTTATGCCGATGATATTAAGTACCTCGGCCTGAGAGCTGCAGAAGACTACGGCGGAACAATCGGTGCGTACACATACCCAGATGAATGGGCTGAATGTGACGGCTCTCGCAACATCGTAGAAGGCGTTACAGTTCACCAGCAGCCTCGTAAGGCTTTTGGTTTCTGCTATAGAACTGTTGTTGGTAATGACACAGATTTCGAAGCACATGGCTATAAGCTGCATCTGATTTACAACTCTACAGCTTCTCCTTCTTCGAGAAGTTATGAAACAATCAATGACTCTCCGTCAGCTGTTGAATTCTCTTGGGAATTCTCTTCAACACCTGTCGATACAGGCATCGCGTCTCTTAAGCCGACTGCTTACATTGAGATTGACTCCACAAAGGTCGATGAAACAGCTCTGAAAGCTCTTGAAGCTAAACTGTATGGAACTGACGGAACTGGTGGATCCACTGGAGCAGATCCTTATCTGCCGCTTCCGAACGAAGTATTCACAACTCTTGGTTATGTAGCCCCTGTCGGCGGCTGATCAAAAACTTTCAAAATGGGACAGTATTCAGCTCGGCTGGCTGTCCTTTTTCGTATTTTTAACAATACATATTAAATTTTACTTTTGAAAAGGAGATAAACATGCTTAAGCAGACAATTAAATACACCGATTACAACGGCGCTGAGAGAGAAGAAGACTTCTATTTTAATCTGAGCCGTGCTGAACTTATTGATCTTGAATACAAAACACCTGGCGGACTTAAAGAATTACTCGAACGTATCATCAAAGAGAAGGATACTGTAAAGATCTACCAGATGTTCAGAAATATTGTAGAGCTTTCTTATGGCGAAAAGAGTGACGATGGAAAGCACTTCGTGAAATCCCCAGAGATTTCAAAAGCATTTACGGAAACAGAAGCTTTCAGCGAACTTATGATGAAATTTATTAAGGACGCTGATTTCGCAGCAAAGTTTGTTAACGGAATTGTCCCGGCCTCGTCTAAAGTGTAATGCTTAAAATAGTTGTTCCAGAAAGCGAATTCTATGATGAACGGCGGAATGAATTTGTAAAAGTTAAAGAACAAACTATTACATTGGAACATTCTTTAGTGTCCATCGCCAAATGGGAGGCCAAGTGGCATATTCCATTTTTTAATGGGCGAAACAGCCAGAAAACTACTGAACAAACACTCGATTACATAAGGTTTATGACTCTTACTCAGAATGTCGATCCAAATGTTTACATCACAATTGCTAACAACGTCGATATTATTGAGAAGATAAACAACTACATCGAAGATCCGATGACGGCAACCACATTTAAGAAAGGTCCTCCTCCTAATCCAAATCAGATCATCACAAATGAAGTCATTTACTGGCAAATGATTGCTCTTGGGATTCCTATTGAATTTCAAAAGTGGCATTTTAATAGACTTCAAACGCTGATCCGGGTGGCTCAGGAGAAGAGTTCTGGCAAAAAGATGAGTAAGACTGATATTCTGCGATCTAATGCCGAGATTAATGCCGCCAGAAGAAAGCTTCATAATTCTAAAGGTTAGGATTAGCACATGATAGTTCTAAAGACGACAGGAAAACTTAAAAAGACTGAAAAGTTTCTAAGCAAGATGAGCAACTTCAATATTCGTAGAATACTTAACAAGTATGGCGAAGAAGGGGTGAATTCTCTTGCTGAAAACACACCGGTCCGTAGCGGTGAGACTGCTTCGTCTTGGCGCTATAAAGTATCTATTAATAATGGTATAGCTACCGTTACTTGGTCGAACACGCATGTTGAAAAAGGAGTGAACATTGCGATCATCCTTCAGTATGGACATGGGACTCGAAACGGTGGATATGTACAAGGAATTGATTACATTAATCCGGCTCTTAAGCCGGTTTTTAACGCCTTGGCTGAAGAGGCATGGATGGAGGTGACAAGCGCATGAGCAGTATTGACGAACGAGTCGTTCAAATGCGATTTGAAAACCAGCAGTTCGAACGTGGAGCCAAAGAGAGTCTTAGTACGCTGGATAAACTCAAGAATGCTCTCAGTTTTGGAAAAGCTTCGAAAAATTTAGAAGAACTTCAAAATCAGAGTAATAAATTCAGTCTTGGTGGTATTGGCGATGCTCTGAGCACTGTCACCGTATCATTTAACAACTTCGAAATCATGGGTCTGCGAGTCTTAAACAACATTGCAGATACCGCATACAGAACTGGAACCAGACTGATCAAAAGTTTAAGTGTTGATAACATCGCAGCAGGCTGGAAAAAGTTCGAAGACAAAACAACATCTGTCGCAACTCTTATTTCTCAGGGTTACGACATGTCGACAGTCGATGAGCAGTTGAACAGACTTAACTGGTTCACCGACGAAACATCATACAACTTCACAGACATGGTATCCAACATCAGTAAATTTACAGCAACAGGAAAGGGCCTGGAAGAATCTGTAAATGCGATGGAGGGTATTGCAACCTGGGCTTCGTTGTCTGGTCAGAACGCTAGCACCGCAAGTAGAGCGATGTATCAGCTTTCTCAGGCAATGGGTGCTGGTGTAATGAGACGTGAAGACTACCGTTCAATTCAGAACATGTCAATGGACACACAGGAATTCAGACAAGCTGCTCTGGACGCCGGTGTTGCATTGGGAACATTAAAGAAGAATGCGGACGGAACTTACCAATCAATTGTCAAAGGCATCGGTAAAGTTCAATCATTTGATATTAACCAGTTTGCAAACCATTTGACTGAAGATGCTTGGTTTACAAGCGACGTCATGATGGAAGTCTTTGGCAAATACGGTTCTGCAGTTGATCAGCTGTATGAATACGCCGAAAAACATGGCGTAACAGCTTCCGAAGCAATTGAAGCACTCGGCAATAAAGTCAATGCCTTTGGCCTTAAAGCTTTTAAATCCGCGCAGGAAGCCAGAACATTCACTGATGTTCTTGATTCTGTTAAGGACGCCGTATCAACCGGATGGATGACAACATTCGAATTGATATTTGGTAACTATGAAGAAGCCAAAGAGCTTTGGACTGATTTGGCAAATGAGCTCTATGACGTATTTGCTGCCGGTGCAGAGGAGCGAAACACATTGCTTGAAGGATGGAAAGAACTCGGAGGCAGAACGAAACTCGTTGAAGCTTTCTGGAATGCTTGGAATGGTGTTATGAACATCATTTCGATGGTTAAAGAATCATTCCGAGAGATATTTCCAGCAACTACTGCCAAGCAGCTTCTTAACATAACAGAATCGGTCCGAGATCTAACAAATAGATTTGAACATTTATTTAAATTGCCGGATCGTTACGAGGATGCGCTTAAAAAAGGCCTTATCGACGAAAACGAGATGGCCAAGATTGAAGCAACAAAAAAGCGTATCGACGATTTGTCAAAAACACTAAGAGGAGTCTTTGCAATTCTTGATATTGCTAAGCAAGGCTTCATGGCGTTTGTTCAACTCGGTGCCAGATTGGTAAAGTCGCTATTTCCTGTTGGAGATTCAATTCTTGATATTACAGGTTCCTTTGGTGAATGGGCTGAAGGTTTGCGTGATTCCATCATCGAAGGTAACTATTTCGGTAAGATGGTTGAAACCCTTGGGCCAATCGTAGACAAAGTTGGAACGGTTATTGTATGGGTAATTGATAAACTCAAAGATGCATTCTCCTCAATAAAGAACTTCTTCAAACCGTTTAATGAAACGGTTGCGGAATCTGCCGATACGGTTGAGCAGAAGTGGTCGCCAATTACTTCCATCGTCGATTTTGTAAAGAAAGCATTTGAACGGTTAGGCGAAGTATTTAAAGGTTTACAGCCTGTCCTCAAGGCTGTTGGAGATGCATTGGGCAAAGCCTGGGATAATATTCATGAGACAATCATGGGTCTGTTGAACGGCTTTGATATGTCCAAAGGCATGGACATCGCCAATACAGGTATATTTGGCATTCTGCTTTTGGGTCTTAATAACTTCATCAGGAAGGCTAAAGAAGCGCTTCCTGGCGGCGATATTGTCCAAAGCGCTCTTGGCACTCTTAAAGATAGTATCAAGGGCATCGCAGATGCGATCAAGAGCCTTGCACCTCAGGCAAAAGAAGATGCTCCTAGTTTGATGGAGCTTGCTGTCGCTATTGGTATCGTAGCTGGCTCATTATTCCTTATTTCGCAGGTTGATACCAAGAAACTTATTACATCAGTCGGAGCGATTGGTTTATTGCTGTATGCTTTGGAAGATGTCATGGAGCGTCTCTCAAAGCTTAATTCCAATTCTGCAGTTTCCGAGTCAAATGGTGGCGGCGTGTTTGGAAAGATATTTGGCATGTTCTCATCCAAGTATTCTTCAAGCAGCAGCATCATGAAGACTGCTGGAAGCATGATATTTATTGCAGGAGCAGTAGGTATCTTAGCTGGAGCTGCTGCCAAACTTGCTAAGATTCCATGGACAAGTCTTGTCAAAGGTCTTGGTGGTGTCGCAGCATTACTTGCAATGGTTACAGCTGTTGCGTATGCGATGTCTAACATGGAAGGAAAACTCGTAAAAGGTGCTGGCGGTCTTATATTAGTAGCTGTCGCCATACGGGTTTTAACAAGCAGCGTCGCTAAGCTAGCAGAGATGGATGTCGACAAGATGACCAATGGACTTATTGGCGTCGGTGCATTGCTTCTTGAACTTGGATTATTCTCTAAATTTGCTGGAAGCATTAATCTTAGAACCGGAGTGGCCATAATTGCGATCGCGGCATCATTACTGATAATTGCGAAAGCGGTTAAGGCATTTGGCAACATGGATACCGTTCAGGAACTTCCTCAAG